AGAAGTTTAAAAAATACCCTGAAACAACTAATTTAGCTATTTGAGTTGCTATATTATATACACCTATATAATGCAAAGAATCAGATGAAGCAAAATTAGAAAGGTAATCACTGGAAGTATCTATATAATTAGTCATAAATACAATTATACGATCGTTTACTACATCCATATATGTACCTATGACATCTACATTATCTACCCCAGTAATACCAAAAGTAGTAAGTAGATTATTACCTAGTATATTTTCTAAAGCACCAACACTTTCTCCATCAGATTTACTAATAGCTACATTAATAGCATCTCTATATTCGCCAGGTGGAACTAATCTAGCATCTAGATCTTTATTCATTCTAGACTGGACAAAGTTATTTTTAATTTCAGCCATTTAATTCTAGTGTTTTATACGTTTAGACTTACCACGCATTACTTGTGCTATCTCACCTAATTTAATATTAGATAATCTTATTTTAGCATTACGCAGCGACGCTCTTCTATCTTTTTTAAATCTTTGTACTATATATTCTTGTACTCCAGATCTACCAGCTAATATAGAATATGCTATATGCATATAAATAGCTTCTTCTGCCATTTTAGGTATACGAGAATCAGCATCTAAAGCTAAACCATCAGAAACATATTCTAATATTATTAGTTTACTTGCTAAATTACTACTAAACGAAAATTTACCTTCTCTTTCATCTATAGTAAACCATCCATTACTTTGAGATATCTCTGGCAGCATTCCATATCTTTGTCCATAAGCCATTTTCTCCCACGACCAATTATATACATTAAAATCATTTCTATCACCAGTAACAGAAGTTTGATTTAGTGCCTCCCATCTTTCATTAGTTAAGGACGTACCCTCTAAGTTATCTCCTAAATCATCTTGAGTTGGAATTCCATTAGCATCTTGTGCTGGTACAGTATATGGATTACTTGTCAATGTAGTAGGATATATAATACGTTTAACTCCTGAATCATCTATCCAAGATAATCTTACGTAATTAACATAATCTTGTGGTATTATAACAGATAGACTCGGTGGAATAGTTAATTCTTGAGATTTAATACTTTTTAATGTATCATAACTAAATTCTTGTAATCCACGTTTAGCATGAAACATTACATCGGTTCTTTTTGCTCCTGGGATAAGTTTACCTTCACCTACATAAGCTACTAAAAAGTTATTTATGACATCTTCTAATGTTATATAAGCGTATCCTCCATAGTTACTCCATAAAGCAGGATCATTTAGTTGTATAAGAATTACTTGTCCTAATAATGGGGCTACTGCAAATTGTACATTATTAGTAGCAGACAAAGTATAATCAACACCTTCAACTTGTGCCACGTTATCTAAAGTAACAGTAAAATTAGCATTAGATGTACTAACAATAGTAGCTACTAAAGTAGTATCACCTGTCCATAGGAAATCTACAATAGCACCATCTCCTATAAATGCTTGTTGTCCTGCGTAGTATTGTTCGTTAGTTTCTGTGAGTATTGCCATATCTTATTAACTTTTTTCTAGTGCTTCGTCTTGTTGTACCATCGTTGCTGCAGTTTGTACAATACTTGGATCTCTAATAATAATACCACTATACATTAATATATTTAATATAACATTAGTTTGCTCAGATGGATGTAATTCAAATTGAGTTGAACCGTAAGTACTACTTTCCATTAAACTTGATTGTGTAAGTGTGATAATAGGTCCTGTACTACCAAGTCCAAAAGTGAATGGGAATATAGTTATAGTATCTCCCGCTGCATATCCACTGCCAGAGTTTGTAACATCTATAGTACACGTAGTGGCACTCGTTGTTGTAATAGTAAAAGTAGCATTAATACCACTTCCACTTGTCCAGAAAGGAGGATTAACATATGTAGCTGGAAAAGGTCCAACAGCGCCTAATACATCAGTAGTTATTGCAGTAGTTAATGATCCAGGTCCTACATTTATTCCAGTAGAAACATACGCACTAGGATCATATAAATATTGCCCAACAGTACCTACTGAAAACCCCCATCTTATATCAGATGGAGCTTTTATATAATAAGCATCAACTTCACCAGTTGTGATTGCACCTGTACCTGTGTCAGGATATACAGTAACATTACTAGGAGCAGCTGATGGAGCACCAGTACCTTCTAATATGTAAAGTGGATATGAAGTTGTGGGTTGTGTTAAAGGAGATCTATTAAGTAGAAAATACTCATTTCGTTCTATGGGTTGTATTTCTTTTGAGTTTACATTATAGATCAAAGTACCTAACCGATGAGTGTCAGCTGGTAGAGTGAATGGGTTAGCGCCAGTACATGCCGCGGTTGTTTTAAATATATCTATTTTCTCTTCTAAATTTTTTATACGATTAGCGTATTCATTATCTGTTTGATGAATTCGTAATTGTTGATTGAGTTCTTCGAAATATTGTTCAAATATTTCACGCTGGACTTGAATCCCCAATCGGTTAAAGTCGTCTGGAGTTATATACCCTCTTTGTTCTTTGTTTAGTATATATAACACCGTTTTGTAAACAGTATCTACATTAATCATATCAATATTTTTATAGTAAAAAGGCGGCGATAAAGCCGCCTTATTATAATCACATGTTAAATGATCTTTTTAAGATAAACGTTTATCTATTGATTTATAAACTTCTAATCCTTCATCCGTCTTAAACCACGCAGCCATAGCTGAATATGGGTTTTCATCAAATGGAACAGTCATAAGTTTTCTACCGTTACTACCCCACTTAAAAGTTCTTTGATCATCAGCTAATTTTATAATACCAAGTTCAGTGGCTCTAATACCGAAATTCCTTAATACTACGTTTTCATCACTAGCTAAGTTCATAAACAATTTAGGATTTCTTTTAGCAAGTAATAGCACATCTCTTTTGATCTCTTTAGAACTCATGCTACTTACTCTAGAACCAACTTCAACCCTTAAAATAGCTTCAGCTTGATCTATATCAATTGAGTGAGCTGCATTCATAGCATCTATTTCTAGTTCTAAATCTTCTAATTCATCTTCAGCAATAATTTGATGATCTAGTTCTCTAAATAAAATATTATTAAAAGGGTGAATAGCTAAAAATTCTTGCAAAGTCCTTTTTGATGCTTTAACATTTAAAGTACCATCTTCAAATACTATATGCTTAAGAGTTGCTGGCCCGTTTTGTTCATCAACAAATACACTTTTTTGATTAGTAGCATATCTTAATTCTCTTTCATAACCTTTCCCCGGATCAAACCAAACTAAAGGATATCTTGTAGTGTGTCTTGATGGTATAGTAAAAGTTATAGGTGTTTTGCCACTAATTAAATAATATTGTCTATCTTTATACTCCCAAGTATCTTTTACAATAGGAGCTTTTTTAGTTTCTACTTTCGTAGATTTCTTTGTTTTTGTTTCTTCCATGATATAATATAATATAAATGTTAAAAAAGACCCCAAGTTAATGGGGTCTTGGTTGTTGTTGTTTATGGTGATGTATTAAACGCCACTATAGGAAATTCTGCACCTGTACTTTGTTGCGTTATACCACTAAGGACGGGTATATGATAAGGATCAGCAGCAGCTTTCTCAATAATAGTATTTAACGTTGCATATATGTCTGCATCGGTAATAGCACCAGGATGCACTGAAATATCCACCGAACACCCAAATACTACGCCCTCAACGAGCATATTAAAATCAGGAAGTGTCCAAGGACCGGGGTGAGAGACCACTTGAGCCTCATCAAGGTTGATAATAAGATCACTAGTTACTGGAGTTGATCCAACACCTTGTCTATTGTTATGTATTTTTATAAAAGCCATAGTTTCTATCTTTTAAATGTTAATAAATTATACAGTTTGAAATAACACGAAGTTATTAGCAGCCTGTGTTACTAAACATCTTTCAGTTAGAAAGTGTACAGTCATCGCATCAACTCCGTCGGTATAAGCTCCGCCAACTGTACCAGTGATCCAGTTTTTGTATCTCCTATCTTCAGTTTCTGATGCTCTGTATCGTACATGTAAAAATGGACGTCTTATATTTTGACCTAACATTTGATCATAAACAGTAGATGTTCCAGCTGGAATCATTACACCATCAATTTGTGCAGATAATCCTCTAGTTGAAGCATCATTTAGATATTTCCAATCAGTTTTGTAGAAGTCATAAGAACCTCTTCTAAACCCAGAAAATCCAAAATTCAACGCCATTTCAGCTTCGTTATCAAATAAACCGTAAGAAGCCGAAGCAGTAGAAGCATAACCTCCACCAGCCATAGCGCCGATCATATCATCAAAATCAAGAGCAGTTTGTCTTGATAAAAATAACATATTCTCTTCAATAGCCCCTTGCTTGTCTAGTTGATTTAATATAGCGTCAAAGTCAGCCATAGCACCGGTACCAGGTCCTGCAGCACCAGCGAAACCGTTATAAACGTTTCCTCTAGCTCCAACGGCTTCAAATAAACCTTCAGTACCTTTAAGTGTTACACCAGCTCCCCATCCTGTAGGATTAATTCCTGCTGGATAAGCTGCGGCATCTAAAAGTTCACCTTCTACCATTGACATTTCCATATAATCTTCAAATCTTAATCTTGTTTCAGATTCAGCTTTTAGATACCATAGATATCCCGATGTCCCGTCTTCAGTTGCAACTTCAACCCAACCAATTTGTGAAGCATCAGATCCACTTACTTGGTAAGTATCTCTAATGATAATTGGTGAATTAGAAAATTGTGTGAAACCAGGTTCAATGGAAGTATTTCCAGCATCATTTGCTCCTTTTTCCCATTCTGAACCATATACAAATATACTAACAACTGCTCCAACTGCTGTAAAAGCAGCGTTTAAAGCAACAGCGTCGTAAGGTATAACAGTACAAGTAGTTGGCGCACCAGGAGGTGTTGTGTCAATATAACATCTCTGGGTTATAAGTCCAGTCGTGTTGTCTGAAATTAAAATGGTTTGCCCCGCTTTTAAAGCGTGACCAGCACCACCAGGAAGTGTTATTGTTAATGTTAATGCAGCAGCTGCAACATTATTATATGCTACATGCAGTCTGTTTTGTTCTGACCAAATTACTTGATCTGAGGTCATTGGCATTTCTGCTCCGACCATACGTAAGAACCCATTAAGAGTCCTATTGCCGTATCTCTCTACCTCTTGCTCATAGAGTTCTGGTAGGTATTGTTGTGCAAAGTCATTCCCAGCTCCAGTATTAAAAGCCATATAATTGCTATTAAGAATGGTTTGTGACTGACTAGGCAGTAGTGATGGAGGAAATGATCCCCCGGGTTGAAAAGGCATAATTTATAGTTTTAATTATTATTTCTTTTTTATTCTTAACTTAGAACTGTCAACACCACTGATTGCTTTTACTCTTAAACCATTTAAATAAACTTCACCATTAGCAGTGCTTCTTGGTTCAGTACTTATATTTTTAGATTTAGCAGTAATATTTTTAATAGCATCGGATTTACCTTGCTCATAAAAATGATTTGCAATAGTATCAGCATTACGTGCTGCGTATACAGCTTTATGATAACCCTTATAATCAGATATATTACCCTTTTTGTCTAAGAACCTCTTGACAAATTCAGATAAATCAGATTGGTTTTCTACAATATCATTTACGTTATTAACGTTGTATCTAAATTTCTTTTCTCCAATATTGAAATCAAAACCTTTGAAATCATTAGAAAAAATAGTTTTAGTTTTATCTTTAAACGCGTTATGACGTTGTTTAACTGATTCTTGTTCTTTGTTATATCTATTGAAAAAGTCTGTTGCTTTTTGTTGTTCTTGAGTTACTCCCGGTCTCAACTTGATCTCGTCATAGTATTTCTCTTTTGTATCTTCCAAAAAGTTTTGTGCTTTTGCAATTTCTTCTTTTAGTGCGAGTTTTTTCTTTTTGATGTCTCGCTCTTCATCATATTCTTCATCCCACGCAAATTGATCATCCATTAGAAAGTTTATTTCTTCAAGATTTAAGTGTGGTTTAGTTTGTTTATAATATTCATGTAGTAAAACATCACTATCTACATTGGAGTAGTCAGCGTTTAGTCTTACATAATCTTCTACTGTTCCACCAGTATCCCTCATAAAATCAACTAGTTTTTCTATATTTTCTGGTAGTTCTAATTGAGGATTTGCTTCTATTTCTTCTTGTATATCAGCAACCACTTCCTCAACTTCTTCCTTTTCTTCATTAGTTATTTCTTCTATTACAGTTACTGCTTCTTCACTTTCTGGGGTAGTGACCGATTCTTCGGCGTGTGTTTCCACCACTTCTTGCAATCCCACTTCACTTTTCTGTTTTGTCTTCGTGCTTTCCTCATTAGACTGTAACACTTCTTCATTTGAGCTTGACTCTGGAACGGCATTTTCTTCTTTTTCTTTTGTAGATAAATCTATTTTAATAGGTTTATCTTTTTTATTTAATTTTTTCATTTTAGGTTTCTTCTTAATTTTAAAAGTCCCCTCTTCTTTTACTGCTTCTGTTGTTTCTTTTGACATAATATGATATTATATAATTAATAAAATTCTATCTTGGTTCAAATTGCTCTAAACCAAATCCACCTAAATTATCAAATCCTGCTGATTCAAAATCTTTTGGTAATAAATCATTCTTTCTTTGATCTATAAGTTCACTTTGTTGAGTTGCTTGTATTTTAGTTCTTTTATCTTTTCTATCTTCTATAAATTGTTCCCTTTCTCTTTCTTGACCTACTCTTGCTCGAGCTAATTGCATGTTATATTGGAACTCTTGTTCCATTAATTGCATTTTAATTTGAGCTTCTTGTTGCATTTTTTGTATTTCAAATTGAGATTTACCTTGTTCAATTTGCAATTCTGTTTCTGCTAAAGCTTGTTGTTTTTGAACCTCATACATAGCTGCTTGTTCAGCTTGTTGTGTATTAGCTTCAGCTTGTGCTTGTATATTAGCTTGAGAAGCTTCTTGCTGTTGCTTCTGTCTTTGTTGACGTTTCTTCTTTAGCATTTCATTAGCTAATTTTAAATTGCTAACATTTCTTATATCTATAGCATCTTCTAGATTAATAGAATCCGTTTGAAGAGCCATTTGAATGTTTTGCTCTAGCATCGCTTTCTCTTCATCATCTGGTTCTAATTCTAAGAATATACCAAAATCATGTAGATTAGATGAGATTATCTCTTCTAATGTAGCTATATTATAATTAGAAATACTATCTTGTAACGCCTCTCTAGTTAATGGAAATGTTAAAGCATCAGCAGCTCTTAATACTATATTTTCACATGTTCTAAGTGTTAAATATAAACTAGACTGTAGTATATGTCTAGTTGCTGTATTTGAATTAGCTGCAGCTAGTTTTTGTAAACCTACTAAAGAATTTTTATCAGGCATACTTCCATCTCTAGCTTCATTAAGCCCAGTTACATCCCTTATCATTTGAAGATAATATTGATAAGTTGTAATTAATGATTGTATTTTATTACCACCACTAGATGATTGTAATTCTTGTATCGGTACTTTACCATGGTTTAAGTCACCATCCTGAGTTAATGATCTACCTACTATACTACCAGTTTGAAAATACATATTTAATGCTTCGGCTGGATTATAATTAGTTCCATTACCTAAATCAACTTCTGCTAATCCATCCATATCTAAATATATACCGTCTGGTACTATTCTAGACATGACTTGTTGTAATTTTAAATGTGCTAATTGTATCATATCAGCAAAACCAGTAATTCTACCTACTAATGATTCTATTCTGCCTCTATACATTCTAGGTGCAACTAGGTTATAATTCATATTAACCTTTACGGTATTAGCAACTGGTCTGGTCATATTTTCAGACATCCCCCAACTTAACATTTTTGGATGCCCTAATATTTTTGCACCGGTATATAGTACTTCTATAGATCTAGATACTCTATCAAAGTTATCGCTTGGGGGTGGATCGAATATATCTGTCTTTTCAAGTACTTTTTCCAAACCTTGATCTGTATGCTTTATTTTAAATACTTGATTAGCAAAAGTTTTCCATTCAAAATATATTACTTGAACAGTTTGATTATCTACTCTACCATTCCAATTCCTAGTATATTCTCTATTACCTTGATATTTTTGAATTTCTTTTAGTTCTTCAGTCGTTAAATTTGGAAATTGTTTTTTAAGTTCAACTAAAGTTACATTTTTTACTTCGCCTACATAATATAAATCTTCAAAATTTGGATCTTCAGTGTATGAATATACCATATTAATTGGATCTACATAATCCACAGTTATTCCATTTGCTTTATTAAAACTAGTTTTTACAGCTGCAATACCAAGTACGGTTAGATCGTAGTTTAATCTTTTTCTAGTAAGATGATATTTATTTTTGTCTAAAACTTGATCTATTAACTCTTCTTCTGCTAGTTCTATAGACTGTTTATAATCTAATTGCATATGAGCTGATACCTCATCTAGTGTTTTAGGGGCCTTATCACTCTGATCACCAACAGATATATCCATTCCCCATAACTCTTTTACAGCTTCATTATATTTTTTTATTTGTATATCTCTTATTATACGTTCTGCATATCTAGTTCTCTTTTTCCTAGATTCTGGATCTTGTGCATATGCCTTTACCTCATAACTTCTTTGAGATATACCATTAACAACTATATCAACAAACTTAGGTATAACTGGTACTGGTTTCCAATCTAAGTTTAAATAAGATAAATCTCCATTTATAGATAATTCATCTTTATATTTTTGTACTGGTTGTTCACCTCTAGCATATAATCTAAGATTATGAAAATTAGCATAATTATTCATAAACCTATATCCTCCACCTCTATAGTTTAAGAACCATTCTCCTTCTATAGCTCTTGCTACAGACAACCCATATTCCATTGTAGCCTTCTCAGCATCAGGTACCACCTGATCGGGAAACGTACTATTAGTGCTAGTATAAATCATTTATTTTATTATTTTTGAAATAGATCCTTCATTATCATACCGTTTAATATCTAATCTAATAGGTTTAATATTTCTATGTGGTGATGGTCTATAGCGATTTTTATTACAAGCCATTATAGCTAATCCAGAACTTATTGAAGCATCATGCTTAGTTCTTTTATTTATATCAAACTGAGACCAATCTTCTAATGTCTTCTGAAAGTACATATCACCATATTCACCTCCTTTTAGACCTACATAATTTTCTATGTAAGATTCAATTGCAGCAGCGTGAGCTTGTTTTATATCCTCACTTGAGTTTGGTATACCACCAATTTCTCTTTCTGTAACTGATAACTTATTCCAAACTTTATCAGGACGATTCATAGAGAACCCTCTATATCCCCTTCTTTTAAAATGATAAAGTAATCTCGGTTTGTTGTTTTCACATAATATAGGCATTCCATAAAATACACATGCCATTAATACATCTTCAAAAAATATCTCCGCTGTTTGTGGTCGTGCTATATATTCTAAAAAGAAATGATTTGGAGGAGCATCTTCCATACTGAACTTACTAAGCCCATGTAATGATCCATTAGATCCTTTTCCATCTACAGTGCCTGATATATCATAACTATCACATCCAAAAGCTCCAATGTGCTCGTTACCAGGATATTTCACTCCATTCTTTAAGATCACTTGATTTTGAAGGTTTTTAGGTGGAACCCATGATATTTTAAATCTTCCATTCTGG